GTCCAGGTTATAGCAGTCATGGGGATAAGAGTTGCGGGGGCGTAGAACCTCGTCATGGCCCCGTCGCACAACTCTAGGGCATACGCTGGCAGCGTCGTGTTTTGGTTTGACTCTTGATCCCACTGCAAGAGGTTCTCGTTGTACATAGCGTTTGTAACTATCCACAAACACCCATTAACCTCACGGATCTCCTGATAGAGAGCGTTCGGTTCAGTACCAATAAACTCTACACCAGGGAACGCCGTATTGATAATAACGTCGTAAGGAAACAACTGCGGAGGCGAGTTCGCATTTGCAGGAAGAAATGGAAATATCGAATCAAAGGCCATGACTTACCAATTTCCCCATCCGCCCCAACCACGGCCATATCTCCCCATCATGCCGTTTCTACGAACCCAGGGGATGAACGTCATTGGCTTGGAGATCTGAAACTTGTCCCACCACTCCTTCTGCTGCTTCATCTTTCCCATGTAGAGCTGTTGGTTCTTGATGCTGTCTCCAGATCCATCCGCTTGTCGTGAGTACTCCGACATTTTATAGACAAGAATATCTCTGTAGACTTCACCAAACTCAAGAAGATCAGAGGTGGTTACCACCACTGGTGGTAGTGGAATATGATCCACATTAACAGTATAAACGGCATTAGGAGGAGGCACAAAACCAATATTTCCATAGCGCATGTACCACCTTGGTTTATCACCATGCTTCCAAACCCACGAGGACTTGCCAAAGCCATGTTGATTTTGTTGATGGTTATAGTTTGGATACGGTCTTGGCTGCTCTGCTATCCATTGTGGAGTGAGGGGCGGCTGCCCTTGGATGAAGCTTGAAGAAGCATCGAAGTAGTTCTGATTCTCGCCCTCCATAGAGGGAATATCAGTAGGTTCGAGGAGCTGTTTAGGGGTGAGGCCGGTGATAGGATCTGGAGCTCCAAGAATGTATACGCGTAGAATACGGATGGTCTCCAGCATAGCATATTCTTTTTGGTTGGGTATGGTAGGAAATGACCATGTGCCTTCAGTGTAGGGGAGGTCTATCGCTACTTGTCTGCATGCCTTGTTGAGAAAATCAATAGAATCCGCAACAGTGAACCGATTTGTGTTCGGTTCATTTACGTTCCGTCTCCAGTCATTGATCACTTCTCCTGCGTTCATGCATCACCTTAGCCGAATGCTGCCATGTGTTTAGATTTGGCCGTACTCTTCGGTTTAGCTCGTGCAGAAACAGGGTTACGATCTGATTTTTGTCTTCCCTCAGCTCTCTTTGTGCCGTTCCGATTGAACGTCTTCGGTTGAGAGGGTAGCTTTCTGCCCGCTTGCTTCGTGGCTTCTGCATGCCATTCACCGTGGCCCGAAGAAGAGAGGGCCTTCTGAGAGGAGTTTGTGCCGGTAAGTCTCGGTCCTGTGCTTGCCTTCGCTGCCGGATGGGTTGAGGAGGTGATAGCCCTATTCTTCCCCGTAGAAATGGCACTAGGCTTCGCTGGAGCGACGGCCTTGGGAGTATGAGGCCCCCCGGCGTTCATCTTCACCTGGCCCTTTCCAAGGGCCTTTTTGACGGGGGTAGGAGTACGAAGACGTTGGACACTCTCTTCAATGGCGGTACCAGCTCTCTTACCAAGTTTGGCCGCTCCACTTGCGAGTGCCTTAGCTCCGCCTTCTACCGCTTCAGCAGCACGTCCCTCACCAGGGATAGACCAGGGGCCTGAAGCCATGATCTTCTGCATATTGTCTTTGGCGAAGCCACGGATAGAGTCTCCAATGTTTTCTTTTTTCGCTATTTTCCCCGCGAGGTCACTACCAACTTTAGCATTCTGCCGTTGACGCGTGTAGTATGCTTCTTTGCGTGCCTTCGGGTCCTTAATACCTTGTACTGCTTCTTCGTCTGCACTTCTCGCCATGATACACTCCTAACCCGGTTGTACGAACGCGAGTAAATTCACCGTACCAGTAACTGGACCAGCTCCGCTGAGTGCACGTACTGCGACAAGAGGTACATTCACATAGAGAGCACTTGTTCCAACACCTAATGTCATAGGGTTCGACCAAACAAAGGCGTCTCCTACTCCACTCTCTGTAGAGGGAGCGGGTAGCTCGAACCAGAAGTGCCCGTTCCCCGGTTCATCGTATGCGGTAGCAACGTCGATTGTGCCATACATCGTGACAGAGTAGCCCGTGCCGGTCCCCGTAAGCTGAAAGAGCCACTTCCCCCAACGAGCGGCCTCCCACAGCCCCGGAGTGCCTGGAGGTACCGCCATAAGGGATCCGGTGTCCTCTGCTGCTGCGGTGAAGGTGTAGATGGGCTTCCCCGCTCTGTTTCCTACCGAGACAATGTTACTACCCATTAGAGTATCTCGGAGTCGATTTGAAACCCTCTCGGCAGAGTTGCAGGGAGGAAGCGGTGATTGTCAACAGGCACGCCGTAAAGATTCAATCCGAGGAAAGCAGCCGCAGTTACAATGGCAGAACTCGCTGTAAAGGAGATTATAGAATTTATCGGCCAAATCGCGTCAAAATTTGCGTTAGCAAAGATTGACCCAACAAGACCGCCATTTAGAGCAGAGAAAGTTGGTAGAATAATATCAACAGGAAAAAGAGCGTCTCCAACAATGGCTGTAGCAGAAGGTTCGATACCTTGACTCGTTTGGTCACTAATCGGTTGAGGAGGTAGAGCACCACCACCAACTCCAGCGACAAAGACTGCACCTCCGGCTGTGATTGTACCCCCTCCTGCGGCACTCGTTGTTGAGACTGAGTATGAAGGAGTAACGGGGGTATAGGTGAGAGGCTGCATAACAACTTCCGCACCAAGTGAGTTTGCGATATAGGAGACATTGAACCGGGGATCTTGATTCAGCTCGTTACAAATGAACGCTGCTAACTGTGCCAAGGTGGGGTAGCGAGAGGTTACAATGTATGTGTAGGTATAAATGGTAGAAGAAACCCAATCTTCTAACATGATGATGATCTTATCTCCACCAAAACCATTAGCTCCGGCTTCAACAAAGACCCCTGCAAGGTCGAAATATCCGTAAGATGTATAGTTCACAGGATCTGTTGCTACATATCCACTGTAGATATTCACCGAGAAAGACAATCCCGCTGTTAGGGGAGGAGTTATAGCATAGCTAAGATGTGTGAACTTATAGTTCAAACCTAAGATTTGGTTTGTGAGAATGGTAAGAGGAGCCCATGCACTGTATAAGAGTGCCTGAAAGTTACCCTCTTTAGCCTTTATTTGCTTCGGCATGGCTAAGCACCACCAGACCCGACAATACCGCGCCAATCGACGGCACCCATAGAGACCCGGATCTTGGCTTCGTGAACGAGGTTCTGGTTCGTTTGGTCGATGTAGGACCGCTGCTTGTTGTATTTTAAGGCCGCGAACATTGAGTGAGCATCGCGGCCAAGTTTGCCCTTGCCTGCAGTGACCCACCATGGGAAGGGTCCTGGACCTTGTGCAGGGGTAAGATATTGGACCGCTATCGGAGTAACGGCGTTATACACGACGTTAGGCCGGTTCTGGTCAGTTGACGGGTAGAAGTACGCTTGTAGTACCTCAACAACCGTTTGGTGAAGTCCTGGAGGATAGATGATATCCTTCGGGATGTACCGGATGAGTTTGCCACGGTCATCTTTGATCAGGTTGAACTGAATGATGACTGCCTGTAAGCTCTCCACAGTCAGGGCAACGTCTCCGAGAAAGTTCGAAACAGTTACACCGGGAAGTCCCGTCAAGGGATGCACAGCGGAGATAAGGGGTTGACCGTCTGCAAGATTGTAGCCACCTTCCGCCCATGAAAGGAAGGATAGGTTTAGGATGTTCCAAAACAAGTACTCCTGCGTTTGATCGACAGAGTAGCGAAGCATCTTCGGGAACTCTTTGAAGATACTCTGTGGATCTTCAAGTTGAGCATCATCGGAGATGATGTATCGGAGACCGAAGTTCTGCCAAAAGAAGGTTGAAGTGAGGCCGGGGCCTGCGGAGTCAAGGGGAGCTTGAGTAGCCTCACCCATCTGTGAAAGGAGGCCGAACGGAACGATAGAGTGTTGAGAAAAAAATCTTCTTCTCATGTCGTAGTCGGGTGTGTTGAAAACTTCAGGCCAACGGAGGGGGATCTCAAGACCGCTCTTGGTGTAGATCTTCTCCAAGATTTTTGTAGCGGCCTCAAGGAAGGTATTAGTGAGGTGAATGGACGGCATTTGATTAACCCCCCTGGACTATCGCGAGAGCTGCGAGGTTGAACACGACTTTAACCCTAGCTGCCAGGAGACCTCGTGGGTTCGCTTGATACTGTCCGTTAACAATGGCCTCGTTGACAGAGTTATCAACATCTTGGATGACTGCTACAAGGTTCGTTACGGTAGGATCTACAATGTAGAACCCAGTAACGGGATCTATGTTAATTCCAACTGGGGTACCATATGTCGCTTGCGAAGTCCCACCTTGCTGCCATCCAACGGTCGCCGGAAGGTTCATAGTAACCTCTGCTGGAGGTCCGAAGGTGAGGATAGGAAGCTCGCCGGGTTGTGCGGAGAAGAGTCCTGTGGCCACATTGCTTGCACCGAAGATATACTCTGCACCCATAGTTCCGGGTCCTGTTGGAAAGCCGTGCCAGGTTTGAACGCTTGCACATATTGCCATCCCCACTATTCCCGTTGCAGTGTTTACAGGAGCAGGCTGCACGGAGCCGGGTGAGGCGAGAGCAGAACCACCGACGAGAGTAGCACCTGAGACTGCTACTTCACCTGTTACAGAAGTTGTCGTTAACGCAAGCGTGATCGCATTCCCGCCAGCTCCAGGCGTATTAGCGTTAATAATAACAAGGTTACCGTCAAGATACGCTGAAACAAGGTTAACAAGGGTGTTAGCATTGATACTTACTTCCAGGGCGTGAAGTAACTCATAGATGTTTCCGGTAGGTGTAACAGTGAGAGTTACTGGAGGAGCTGCACCGATGGTATAGGTGATCATGTCACCGGGGAGGAAGGTAGCAGCGAGAAGGAAGAATCCTCTCGCTCGCGTGCCAGCAGCGAACCAAACAATGTCCCCCTCATTTACCGGAGCGAGGTAAGGGAGGTAGATCGGCGAGGGGGATATGGCTGTAGTCGGAAGGTTTACTACAGGCCGTTGGGTCGCTACAGTGATCGGCATAAGAAAATATCCTCAAACTGGTCCTAGCAGTTCAAGGATACTCCTTCAAAAAACGAGTGTCAAGTTTGCGTAAACTTGAAACTATTCCCGAGTGAGGCTCTTATCCATCTCGGTTCGGATAGCCCCGCTGTCGATATTGTCCTGACCGACGAACTTCGCTACGCTGTCCTCAAGTTGGGAGTAGGCGACGTTGTTTTGTGAGTTTAGGAGTCCTTCGAAGGCTCTTGAGTGATAGAGTTCCTTGACAGCTAGGGGGTTCACTTCGCAGAGAACCAAATCTCCCACCTGAACTTGTTCTTTTCCGGCGACTTCCTTGAAATCAATCGGTAGTTCGGTATCCTCACGGATCTCATGTTTCTCGACACGGCGGTATTTGCGAGAGCGAATCCTTGCACGCATGAATGGATCTTTAATAGATGCCCATACATATTTACATCCCTTCAAAGGCTCTTTCATATACAACTCAGGCTTAGCAAACAAAGGCTCGTTGTTCCGATGCAGGTAGTTATGATCAATGAGGGCCAAAGTCTCTGCGAGGCTACGTTGACCGTTAAGACCCATATTAGGCACAGCAGCCATGATATGAGGATCCACATCCACACGGTTTTCAACCTGTTCAGTGTCATAGCGTTCCTTTTCAAACCCCTCATAGGCTTGGATAGACTCTAGCTCTTGCTGAAGCATCTCATCCTTGAAGCTCTTCTCAGCCTTACTCTCTTTAGCCATTACTCAAGTCCTCCGAAGACATCTTCTAGGTCTTTTTTACTCAGACCAGCTTCTTTAGCCATTTCGATTGCAGCCTGTTGATCTTTACTGAGTTTTGGCTTCTTGCCAGGTGTACGTTGAGCACCAGAAGTGCCGGAGTCATAACCTGTGGAGTACTTCGGGGGCTCATTGCCACGGGTGTTCCTCGATTTTCTTGCCACCTTACCGGCTGCCATGTCTGTAGCACCTTCAAGAGCCTCCATAAGCTGCTTATGAGTCATGTTTCCGAGTATGTCATCGGTTGCTGTTGAGAAAATTGCATCGAACTCCTTGCGTTCAGAGGGAGTCATCGGCGTATCATCAACAAACTTCGAGATAGCCATGCGTGCTGTTTGAGCAGCGATGGGTATACTCTGTGCCCTTGCGGCTGTTTGACCGGCTGCATACGCCTTCTCAGCAGCGAACGAGATAGCCTTAGCTATCGAACCCGTTCTTGCCATCTCCTCTTCAACTTCCTGCTCGAAGCTTTTCCCACCACCAGGCGACACAGCAGGCGCAGAGGGGACTGGCCTGGTTTTCAAGCCCTGGAGTTCGTTTTTTAGGTCATCAAGCTCTTTCTGCTGCTTATCATAAGCTGCTTTATCAAACTTGAACCCGTCGATATCATCGACTTCATCCTTTTTCTCTTCTTTTTCTACAGGTTCGGGGTCAAACATATCATCAAGAGTAACTTCATCGTCTTCGTCTGCCATTTTAGTCCTCCAACCAACTCGGAGCTTCTACTCCGTTTCTACGATATAAGGATTTGATAGGATCTATTACTTTTTGTCTATACATGATATAAGCTACGCGAGTATCTGTGGGTAAACCTGCGTTATTCAACAGTGATTCTTTAGCATCTTTCAAGTTTTGTTTGAACAAAGTCTTCAGAGCCCAGTTCCATACGTCTGATTCAAGCAGAGAAACTAAATCTTCTTTTTCTTTCTCTTCCTGATCTATAGCACACGTCTTATGTCTATTGACCATCGGATTCATCTTTGTCTCCACTGTCTTCCTCCTCTTGTGCTTGTTGTCCAGCTCCTAAAAGTCCTGCTGCTACTTGTGCTCCGCCCTGTCCGGGCTGTGGTACTCGACCTACCTTCGAATGTTCGATAATATGTGCTGCCATTTGTTCTTTCTGCTGTTTCTGTTGTGCGATAGCCTGCATCTGCT